TCAAAGCTAATGATACTGAGGATGGAACTTTTGAAGGTTATGGTTCAGTCTTTAACAACACTGATCTTGGCAACGATGTAATAAAGACAGGAGCTTTCACTAAGAGTTTAGCAGAACGTGGAACTAGAGGTGTCAAGCTGTTGTATCAACATAAGTCAGATATGCCTATCGGTGTTTTTGATGAAATATCCGAAGATAGTCATGGTCTTAGAGTTAAAGGAAGATTAGCTCTAGGAACAACAGCAGGCAGAGATGCTTACGAATTATTAAAGATGGGTGCATTGGACGGTCTAAGCATAGGCTTCCGTGTGAACCCTAAAGAGGTTTCTTATGATAAACGCAAAGGTCAGCGTATTATCAAAGAGGTAGACTTAATGGAAATTAGCCTTGTTACTTTCCCTATGAATCCGAAAGCTACGGTTCGTCAGGTTAAGGGTGAGGAGATTTCCATAAGGGAATGGGAGAACGGATTGCGTGATGCTTTCAACTTATCTCGTTCAGAAGCAAAGGTTGCAGCAAAAGCTGTCAATCAAGCATTTACACAGCGAGATGTTGATGTTGATGCTGAAGTGGTAGAAGCCATTAAAAAATTAACATTAACTATAACCAAACTCTAAGGAGCAATTATGTCTGAAGATATAAAAAATGCTGTTTCTGAAATTGGTCAGGCTTTTGAAGAATTTAAAAAAGCTAATGACGAAAAGTTAGAAGCACTAGAAAAAGGGCAAAATGTTGATACTTTGGTTGATTCAAAACTTCAAGCTATTGAAGAAAAACTTGATAGCTTAGAGGATATCAACCAAGAGATCACACAAGCCAAACAAGCTCAAGACGGAATCAAAGAGCAGGTTGACAATCTTGAAACTTTTATGAAAAGACCAAATTCAGGATTTGAAGCCAAGCAAGTTGACGAAGGTCTAGCAGCTTTTGAAGCCTTCTGCAGAAAAGGACTTGAAGGTCTTGATGATGTAGAGAAAAAGGCATTAACTGTCAGCAATGACTCAACTGGTGGATATCTAGCACCACCTGAATATGTGAGAGAGTTACTTAAAACTGTAACTGAAATCTCACCTGTTCGTTCAGTTGCTAGAATAAGAAGCACAGGACAAAGATCAATCCAAGTGCCTAAAAGAACTTCTCAATTCTCTGCCCAGTGGGTAGCTGAAGCAGGAACTAGGTCTGAGACTACTGGTTACGAAGTAGGTTTAGAAGAACTCCCTGCACATGAGTTGTATGCTTTAGTAGATATCTCTGAGCAAAACTTAGAAGATACTGTCTTTGATCTAGAAGCAGAAATGCAATCAGAGTTTGCAGAGCAATTTGCAAAAGCTGAAGGAGCTGCATTTGTTAGCGGTAACTCAGTTGGTAAGCCAGAAGGTTTATTAACTAATGGCGATGTTAGCGAATCTAACTCTGGTAATGGCACAGCTTTATTAGCTGATGGTCTTATCACGTTAGTACACAGCATCAAATCTGAGTACAGCAGAAATGGTTCTTTTATGTTTAATAGAAGCACACTTTCAGCTATCAGAAAGCTAAAAGATACCGCAGGACAATATGTGTTCCAAGCAGGTATGTCTCTACAAGCAGGTGTTCCTAACACTATATTAGGATATCCTTATGTAGAAGCTACTGATATGCCAGACGTGGGGGCTAATACCTACCCAGTTCTGTTTGGTGATTTCAGAAGAGCCTACATGATCGTAGACAGAGTTGCTTTAGCTGTACAAAGAGACCCATTCACACAAGCTACTTCAGGTAATGTAAGATACATCGCTAGAAGAAGAGTTGGTGGACAAGTTGTACAAGCCGAAGCTATTGTTAAACAAAAAGTATCAGCTTAAGTAAGGAGTAAATTATGCAAGACTTATCTAACAATATTAATCCTGCTGTTTCTATTATCAATGCGGTTAAAACTGCGGCAGGTAATGGAACTGGTGTTGATCTTCAAGGGTACGAACAAGCTACTGTTTTAGTAGATGTTGGTGCTGAAGGAGATACACTCTCAAGCTCAGTTTATTTTGAAGTTTCATTAGAGCATTCTGATGATGATTCAACTTACACTGATTGCGCTCAAGCTGACATCGTAGACGGTACTATAGCCGCAGGAGGAATCTTCCTGAAGCTAGACGGTACAGCAGGAGGTAACCCTGATACAGCAGGTGGTATCTTCCGTGTTGGCTACGTTGGCGGTAAGAGGTACTTAAGAGTCGTACTGGCTAAAACTGGTACACATTCTAACGGAACACCTTTAGGTGCTATCATCGTTAGAAGTGGTGGCAGACATAGTGCAGACAACGCTTTCACAGCACATAACGCTTAATTTAGCATGGGAACGTGGGGGTTTTGCCCCCACTACCCAATAAGGGAGAAAACAGATGTCAAAAAGTTACAAGATTTTAGTGCCTAAACCTGCTAGTGCTAATAAAGATGGCACAGATTTAAGGTTATACATGGCAGACGAAGTTGTTGAAGCCAAAGAAAAATGGCAAACAGAAGTTATGTCTACGTTTGTAGAAAACGGATGGGCAATGGAAGTCAAAGTAGAGGGTAGTGCCGAAGAAGCAGGCGAGCCTGTTAGAGCAAGAAATAAAAAAGGACAATTAGTAGCAGATGATCCAAGCACACCTGATGTCAATGAGGCATGGGAAGGTGGCGAAGCACCTAAGAAAACTACTAAAAAAAGAACGACTAAGAAGAAAAAGGCTTAGTTAGGAAACCCTAATCACTAATTTAGTGATAATATTAATTCAGCAGATGCTAACGATGGTAGAAACCATGAACAATAAAGGGAATATTTATGAGTGCAGGTTATCATCATTTCATCATAGAACAGGGAGCGACCTTTGGTCAGACTCTCACATTAAAGGACTCTAGCGATACTTTAATTGATCTTACTGGCTATACGTCAGCAGAAATGGACTTAAGGGAAACTCCAGAGAGTTCATCAGAAGTAATCACACTTACCACAGCCAATAACAGAATCGCATTGGGCGGTTCAGCAGGCACAGTTACACTTACTATATCAGCAGCCGATACGGCTAATTTAACGGCAGGAGACGGTGTTTTTGACCTTGAGATAGTAGATGGTAGCAGTAGGGTATATCGCATCTTAGAAGGCACTTATACGATTAGGAGGAATATCAGCAGATAATGGCTATATCAAAGGTCACAACCTCCAATACCAATACAATAAACAAAGTTACCGTTACTGACGGTGATGCTATAAGCATCATAACTGTAGGCACACAAGGTTTAGCAGGTGCGGCAACACTACTAGGTGTAAGTGTAGAAGCAGAAACAGTAGGTTCTAGTGATGCAGGCTCAACAATAATTTATGACCATGCAAACTTAAGATGGCTTGCTACCACATCAAGCAATGCCACGTCATTAACCACCAAGCTAGCAGGTCTAGTATTTACAGCAGGTGGGGCAACAGTTACAGGAGTTTTAGACGAGGACAACTTAGGTAGCGATAGCAACACCAAGCTAGCCACACAACAATCAATCAAAGCGTATGTAGATGCACAGATCACAGCACAAGACTTTGACTTTCAAGGTGACACAGGCGGTGCATTAAGTATAGATTTAGACAGCGAAACTATGACCTTTACTGGCGGTACAGGTATAGACACATCTGGTAGCGGTAATACAGTTACCTTTGCCATAGATAGCACTGTCGCAACACTCTCTGGGTCGCAGACTCTCTCCAATAAAACACTTACAGCTCCTGTGCTGAATACTGTTGACATCAACGGTGGTGATATATCCTCAGGAACTACTATAAATAAATCACCAAGCATTACCCTAGCAGGAGATTTGAGTGGTTCTGTGACCCTCTCCAACTTAGCCGATGGCACTCTTACAGCAACCATAGTCGCCAATTCTGTAGCTTTAGGCACAGATACTACAGGAGATTATGTATCAAGCCTTGTAGCAGGAACAGGCGTAACGCTATCAAATAATAGTGGTGAAACAGCTACACCAACCATTGCCATTGGTCAAAGTGTAGGCACAACTGATGATGTAACATTTAATTCTGTAACTGCTGATGTAACTGGTGATCTTACAGGTAATGTAATAGGTGCTACGGAATTTACTGCTAAAGCAGGTGAAGACTTCACCGTGACAGTAACTGCCGTACAGTGGGAATCGGGTGATGATGTTGATGATGACGGTGTGCCGCAAGCGGGAGCTAATTTAACAGACAATGCTGCAACCAATAGTTTTGGTAATGAAACTACGCCAGCTACAGTAGATATAATTCATGCTGTTACCTTGCCCACGCCTACTCCCGATACCGGTACACTGTTGGGTGGCTCTAATATCACCGGATTTATC